CAACGATCCTGTTGGTATTACAGGCAGGCTGTTCATCGCAGTCTGCCTGTTTCTATTGTAGCACTTACCATCTTGACGGCTTGGGGCAGGGTGACAGAGTGCATCGAGCCTTCCTTCTGTTGAGTGCTTGCTAACTTGTCTGTGAAGATGTCGCTAACTGTTGGAGTTGGAAGATTTACCTGGTTAGTGTTTGGACTTATTTCTTGACCTGCCAGCAACATTCTCAAAGCCAGCTCTGCCTGCTGAGGCACTACACCATTGCCACAAGCCTTTAGCTCGTCATTGCGGCTCAAACCGCAGTCGGTTATCCATCCTTCAGGAACGCCCATCATCCACTCTGTAAAGGCACTAGAGAGCCTGTGAGCGCCCTCTTTGCCGTCAGGCTTAGTTGGAGCCGGAGCGGGTCTGCCCAAAACTTCTTCCCAGCGTCTTATGGCAGGTTCAAACTTTCCCCAATTAGTAGTCGTTCTTGCGAGAGTTGGCATTGTCATGTCCCCGCCCTCTTTAGCAATTTTGTCCATTGTCTTTTGATTCCTGCGTTCGTATCCATCACTTGCTCGCAGGGTTGGAAACAACATAACCTCTGCTTCAATTCTTTTCTTTGGATTACCTGCATCAACCTCTTTTTGAGTTGCGCCGCTAGCCATTGAGGTTCGGGTAGTTGGTAGTAAGTTATCGGCTGCTCTACTGACAGGCAGTCCGTTTAGTTTGGCTATGTCGAGAGCGTTGTCTCTGATACCGATTGTGTTACCACGCTTGCGAGCTTCTTCTTCACCTAAAGCTCCGCCCTCGCCTTGACTAGCTGTTGGGGAACGCAGTAAGTCTTTAGGTGCGTAGCCTTTTGTAACCCTGCTCGCAAAGTCATTTAGCGAATCGCCATAACCTGCCGAAGTGCTACCGGGTTCCTGCGCTCTTGGGGTAGGCAACGATGAAAACTCTGAATCGGTTGTGCGGTGCGCCTGCATCGGCAGCTCGAACACCTGTCCATTTCGCATCGTACCCGAGGTCGGCCAAGTCTCCGAGAACAGCTCCCAATGCTCGCAGAGCAGGTTCACCATCCCCACTTTCTCCCATACACCACGAGCAGAGTTCCAGCTCAGGGTTGGTTGCTGTTGCGCTAAGTAATCCTCTGACATTTTCAATCACTACCATTCTTGGTCGAATCTCGGCAATAGCTCTAGCAAACTCCGACCACAGTCCGCTTCTTGTTCCTTCTTTTAGCCCTGCCCTCTTGCCAGCTAGTGACAAGTCCTGACAGGGAAATCCTCCGGTGAGGATGTCTACTGGCTCGACCTTAGTGAAGTCCACCTGTGTGACATCTTTGTAATTAGGCACACCCGGAAAGTGCTTTTCCAAAATTGCAGATGGAGCATCTTCCCACTCACAATGCCAAGCGACTTCTGCACCTGTAACTTTTGAGACGGCTAAATCCAAACCGCCATAACCGCTAAACAGACTGCCGATTTTCATTTCGAATCATCTCTAGCAGATCGTCATAGTTGATGGCAGGGTAATCAAGAACTAACTTCTCTAAAAGTTTGAGGATGCGTTGTCTTTCTCTTTCCTCACCCTGTCTGCGATAAAACTCTCGAACAGTCTCTTGATGTTTCATGCTATGAGACTCACTTTCTTCCAAGCCTCAATAGCTGTTTTATCTCTTGCGCCCCCGGCGTAGCGACCAGCGTTGAAAAATAACTTTTTGATTTCTTCGAGTTCTTGTTCTTCTTTGACCCTGCGCTCTTGCTCTAAACGCTCACGCTCGGCTTTCATTTCCTCAACCTTGCGTGTCCAGTAACTTTCGCTGGCGAGTGCTTCTTCTCGCATTTTCTTAGCGAGTAATTCGATGTCCATTCTGTCCCCTTACTAAATCAGATAACTGGGTGCTTCTGTTGCTACCCTGTCACCATCCTCGGTCAATTTATACCAAGTGAGATTAGGCGTGTCAAACACAGGGTCAGAAATGTCTCGCCACGACTGAAGTTTGTGTCCGTATTCCCTAGCCTCGGCAGCGGTATCGGCATCGGATTCCATAGCGTAGTTGTAGGTAGCGCAGACTGTTATGAGGTTCTGATAAAGGTCTAGAAGCTTTGATCCACCGAAGCCCTTAGAACGCCTGTGATGGATTTGTAAACCCTCGATTGCACCACAATGGTAGCAGCGGTGATTGTCTCGCTCTAGGACTTTCTTTCTTAGCCTGTCATTGACCATAAACGCCTCTCTAACGCCCTAAAAGTGTCGGGGACAGGTAGAGATACTCAAAAGACCCCTAACGCCCTCTAATCGCCTCACAGGGCTAATTAGAGCCTAGATTCCTGTCCTAACAGCTTCGCCTGAGTAGCCAAGACCATTGAGGCAGTCTCGATTCCCCTGACCTTCTGCTTTATCCGGTTGAGTTCTGCCCTGCGTAAGTCTCTAGCAAGTCTCAGGTCTGCCGATTCTAACCTAGCAATCGCTTCTCGATCACGAACTGTTCCTTGTGCTTTTATGTAAGCCTTTTGCTCGGCTAGGTCTAAATCGTATTCAGCTTCGGCAAGAGCTTTTTCTGCCTCAAATAGTGCAGTCGAACCCCTATGGTTCTCTTGTATCAGTTCCGCTAGTTGTTTCTGGATTTCCTGAATCATCTAAGACCCCTAAAAGTAAGTGCGTGAGTTCGACATTCCAAAACTCAGCCTCTTGATTTTTTCCCCTGTGTCGAGCTATCAGATACGCCTCTTGCAGTTCGTGAATTTTGGCTTTCTGCAAATCGGTCAGCATAACCCTTTAGCCTTTCCAAGACTTCGGCAGGTGCATTGTTAGCTCTTGCCTGTGTGTATAAATCACGAAGCTCCTCAATAGTTTCAAGAGTAGCAGCTCGCTCTAGCCAATCCTGAGCTAGAACTTTGGTCATCTCCTCACGAGAGCTTCTCTTGTTTCCTGAGTAGATGTAGTTTGCAAGACAGCGACCAATCGCTGAGGTCTCACAGCGTTCCAGTCCGAAAGCGTCAGAAGCCAACTCATTAGCCCAACCGGTTGTCTTTGGCAGGTCGTTCGCCTGATCGCCTGCCGACAGGTAAAGACGAGCCTCAATTACCCAGAACTTCGGGTCAGTTGTGTGATTGACAGTCACAATGCGAGCGTCTTTAGCTTCCTCTGATGCCCAGAAAGTTTTTAGTCTTTCCTCGACTGTTGCGTAATCTTCCAAATTGAATCTAGCCATTATTTTCCCTTCCTCTTGTGAACTATCAAATAAGGTAGTCCATCTCTTTTTGCCTGTCTTGTAGCGATGCGGATTTTCTGTCCGTCAATCTCCATGTAGGCGTGTTTAGCCTTGCCCATAGCGTCTAGGGTTTGAGACTTGTAGTAACGCAGTTCCTCGGCAGCTTTGTCGTAAGCCTCTTGTGCGTTAGCTAGGAGAAACAGCGAGTCAATCTCGACCTCGGTTTCCTCAATGTCAGGGTGCTGATAACGAACTGCCTCGTAAGTAGATTCCGACCCATCCCAAGCAGGTTTTTGATCAGCGAACACGCACTCCATAAACTCAATTGCTCTCTGCCTTTGAGTCTCAATCTCAAACTCGTCTCGGTCTACCCAGATGTCATACCAAGTCATTCCTGCGACTGCCACGATGACAGCTCGCTTTAGGTCAAGAATGTCTAGGTAGTGCTGAACCTGTGCGACATACCCGGCAGGGACACTTTCCCATGTTTGTCTACCTGTCTTGACCTCAATCACAATCCATTCCCCGGTCTCTCGGTGTCGAGCTAGTGCGTCAGGGTTGGCGTGTCTAAACGGTAGGAGATTGTCTTGGTAAGTTCCCGTCTGAAACACCTCGTATTCAGGATGTTCCTCTTGCCACAGTTTTAGAATCGGCTCCTCGAAAGCTTTACCGAATCTGATTGCCCAGTTTTCTTCGACTGTGCCTGGTATCTTTCCTGTCTTGACTGCCCATAGGTGGTAAGGGCTTTGAAAAGGGTTGAGGCCGCAGATTGTCGAGATGTCCGAACCGCCGATGCTCTGATTGCGAGCCTCATGCCATTCTTCTGACCCTGCTTCAAAGACTCCGAGTAGGGTTCCGTTTCCTAGTTGTTCTGGTGCGTAGATTTCCATAGCGTGAGTTTGTCACAAGGGTCGGACTTTTATTTTGTAGACTCTGCGAATGGGTCATTTTGACGAGAAGCACTACCGCCTGCTCAGGGCTATCCATGAGGCAGGTGGGGTTGCGTGTGAGGACTTCCCGGAGTTGTTCTACCCGGAAGATGTTGCCGACCCTATGAAGCGACAGCTCGCCATGCTCATAGCTAAGCGACTGTGCAACGAATGTCCGATAAAAGCAGAGTGTTTCCGCTATGCGGTCGAGTCAGGACAGAAG